ATGCCCGAGTCGAACTTCACGATCACTCAGGGCACGATGTCGATCACTGAATACGGCAACTCCGTTCCCTACACCGGCAAGCTGGACGACCTGTCAGAGCATCCGGTCAAGGAAGTGATCAACCAGGTTCTGAGGAACGACGCAGTCAAGGCATTCGATATTGCCGCCGCCGCCCAGTTCAACCTGACCCCGCTGCGTGTCGTCGCTACCTCGACGCATACCACGTCGGTCGCGCTGACCACCAACGGCACGGCAACCGCGACGAACAACATCGAACTCGGCAAGGATCACGTCAAGGCCATCGTCGACCTGATGAAGGAGCGCAACATTCCTCCGTATCAGATGGATGACTACGTCGCGATCGCTCACCCGAGCACGATGCGCAAGCTGAAGAACGACCTCGAGTCGGTCAAGCAGTACACGACCGAAGGCTTCGGCATGATTATGAACGGCGAAATCGGCCGGTATGAAAATACCCGCTTCGTCGAACAGAACAACATTGCCAAGGGCACCTTCGCCAACAACAAGTCCAACTGGGCCTACTTCTTCGGCGGTGATACCGTCGCGGAGGGTATCGCGGTCCCTGAGGAAATGCGCGGCAAGATCCCGACGGACTACGGCCGCGGTCGTGGTGTAGCCTGGTATTATCTTGGGGGTTTTGGGATCGTGCATTCGCAAGCAAGTCAGAGCCGGATAATTAAGTGGGATTCGGCGGGTTAAACCGTTGCAGCACAAGGAAAGCCGCCTTCGGGCGGTTTTTTAATATGGTAAATCTAAGGGTTGGTATATAATGAAAACACCAAGCATAGTGAGGTGTATATGAAAGCCAAGCCGCTCGTAACCGTGTATTCGCTGTCTTCGTCGAAGGATGGCGTCATTCGATACATCGGCCAGACCACTGGGCGCCTAGATCGGCGCCTCATCCATCACCACTACGACGCCAAGAAGCTATCCGCGATCCACAAGAGCAACTGGATACGCAGCGTCATCAATGCCAGCCACGAGGTGGTTATTGCGCCTATCGAAGAAAACGCCGAGTGGGGCACGGCCGAACGCAAGTGGATCGCTCACTATCGGGGCCTTGGGTTCGATCTTGTCAATACCACCGATGGCGGCGAAGGCGTGGTCGGGTATGTTCGCGACCAGGGGTGGCGGGATAGAAAAAGCGCCTCGATGACTGGTCAAACAAGTCCGCACAAAGGAGCCAAGCTGTCTCCTGAGACACGCGCCAAGATCTCAGCATCTCAAAAAGGTCGTGTTATCACAGACGAGCAGCGGGCAAAAATCAGCGCCGCCATGAAAGGCCGAAAGAAATCCCCAGAGCACGTCGCCAAGGTTGCGGCTTCCGTTCGCGCAAGAAACCCGCCGAAGATGCCACTGACCGAGGAAGAGATCGCTGCCAAGAAGGCACAGAAGTTCGCCAACCTAAGTGCTCGCAGCAAGGGCAAGAAGCTCCCGTCAGAGCACAAGGCGCGGATCTCATCTGGCCTGTTCGAGGCCTACGCATCCGGAAAGCGGCGCGGCCCGCAGGCGAAGCTCACCGACGGCCAGGTCGCGGAGATCATTGGTCTGTTGTCGCGCTCAATCTACTCGCAGCAGGACATCGCCAAGATGTACGGCGTAAGCGCGAGTTCCATCTCAAAGATCAGGTCAGGCAAGGCGTACAAGAACATTCCTCGGTAACGGCGTCACACAGGCGGGGCAACCATAAACTCCAAACTCCACAACAAAGGAGTTTGCCATGACCGCCGCGCCGGAGTCGCTTGTCCCGCAGTACGCTATCGACAGCCTCATGTATTACGCATCACGAGCACCCTACGGTGCCATTGTCGAGATCGGAGTCTATAAGGGCGGCACGGCATGGTGGCTGGACAAGCTGCACCGTCCGCTCTACCTGTACGACTCGTTCGAGGGGATGCCGACATCGACCGACAAGGACGTCCATCAGATTGGCGTTTTCGCTGACTGCTCGGCCGAGGCTGTCCAAAAAGCCATTCCCTCGGCGCACGTCATCAAGGGCATGTTCCCTGACTCCCTGGTGGAGATGCCGCCGGTCGGGTTTGTCCATGCTGACGCCGACCAGTACGAAAGCACCAAGGCCATCCTGGAGATCATGCCGCCGCTCATGGTGCGTGGTGGGATGATCCTGTTCGATGACTACATGGTTGCCGACTGCCCGGGCTGCACGCAGGCACTGCACGAAAGCCAGTACCGGATCCTGGTGATTGGCGAGACCGGAAAAGCGCTGGTAATCGTCTGATCAGGTGGGGCAATGAGAGACTTTGCGGACGTTGAATCTCAACCACACAAGGAGTCATCAAGATGAGCCAATACACCAAGGATCTCGCCAAGGCCAATGCTGTTGGCAAAGGCGGTTCTGCCCCCAATCTCCCCGATCGTGGCACGCGCACCGGCCTGAATGGCGATACCTACGGCGCCAATATCTCTCCCAACGCGACCAATTCGACCGGCTCGTTCAAGGGCAACAGTGCGCCGGCCGACGAATGCTGCCACGACACCAAGTGCTGACATGTCCCAACTGCTCGACCGTAGCCGTCCATTCGCGGAAGTGCATGGCGTCTCCGACGTCAGGTACGAGCAAGACAACCTTTGTTTTGATTATCAAGGCAGGTTGATGGTTACGGGAGAGCCGGAGGCACAGAAGGCTCAGGAAGCACCAAGGAAGCGCGGCCGTCCGCGCAAGCAGGTAGAGGGCACAGAGTAATGACGTGGCGCGCAGAAGACCCTATGGGCGACGAGGCCAGCAAAGTAAAGTATGACATTGTCGAATACACCCGCGGTGCCGTTCTTGACCTTGGGTGTGGTCCATCAAAGGCTTTTCCTCATTTCATCGGCGTCGATTCTTGCAAAGACACCGAGCTTTTCGGCATCAAGATGCGCCCGGACTTGGTGGTCGAGGACTGCACAGACCTTGGCCCGTATATCAAGGACGAGTCGTGCGATGCCATCTTCTCGTCGCACCTTCTCGAGCACATCGAGGATTACCGAGGAGCGCTGAAAGATTGGTGGAGGTGCATCAAGAATGATGGATACCTGATCCTCTATCTGCCGCACAAGAACTTCTATCCGAACATCGGGAAGCCTGGCGCCAACCCAGACCACAAGCACGACTTCGATCCGATCCATATCATCGATGCCATCCGTGAAATTTCTGTCGGGTGCGACGTCGTTGTTCGCGAGGATCGCAATGGCGGAATGGAGTATTCATTCCTTCTGGTCTTCAGGAAACTGAAGCAACCGGTGTGGCGCAACTCGTATGTTACAAAGCAGCAAATGCGACCGCGCAAAACCGCTTGCGTGGTGCGTTACGGTGGGTTCGGAGACATGATCCAGGCGGCCAATATCCTGCCGATGCTCAAGCGAAAAGGTTATCACGTAACGGTAATGACCACTCCCAAGGGTCAGGATATCCTCAAGAACGACCCGAACATCGATGACTGGTTTATCCAGGACGAAAACCAGGTTCCCAATGCGGAGCTGTGGCCCTTCTGGAAAGTCATTTCGGCCAGATTCGACAAGTGGATCAACCTGTGCGAGTCGGTCGAAGGGACACTGTTGGCGATGCCCGGTCGGGCGAACCACATGTGGTCCAAGGAAATGCGGCACAAATACCTGGACAAGAATTATCTGGAATTCACGGCAGAAATCGCCGACCTTCCATATCGCAGCGAAGGGTTCTTCTACCCTACCTCTGAAGAGGCGATAGAGGCCAATGCGCGATTGCTGGATGGCGGAATGAACGTCATGTTCGCCCTGGCCGGATCCTCGATGCACAAGTTTTACCCGCACCAGGACACAGTGATTGCCCGCATTCTGATAAATCATCCGAATGTTCGCATTTTCCTGGTTGGAGATGACGCATGCAGGATCCTCGAACAGGGATGGCAGGAAGAAACCCGCGTGATCTGCCTGTCTGGCGAGATCAATATCCGCCAGACATTGGCCCTGGCACAGCGTGTCGATGTCGTTGTTGGTTGTGAGACTGGCGTTCTGAACGCTGTTGCGTTCGAGGATTGCCGCAAGGTCGCCCTGCTCTCTCATAGCTCGCACGAAAACCTGACGAAGCACTGGCTGAATACGCAGGCGCTGGCCCCGCGTGGTCTCGATTGCTATCCATGCCACCGACTTCACTACGGCACCGAGTTCTGCCGAGAGGACAAGGAAACCGGCGCCGCGATGTGTCAGAGGATGATCAGCCCTGACGATGTTTATGGCTCAATGTTCCATGCGGAAGAAAGCGCGGCATGAATCTACGGCAACTAATCGACCAATTCCGCGATGATACTCGTGACCAGCAACCAGATTATATGTGGACTGACGACGAGGTCATCGGCTATGCCAACAAGGCGGTTGATGAAGCTTGCCGCCGGGCGCACCTGATTGTTGATTCGTCATCTACGGCTTCCAGTGCCTATCTTGGTATCGGAGAGAGCGAGATCGAGCTGCATGAATCGGTTATTTTCGTCCGCCGGTTGCGGATATCAGGTGTGCGTTCGCTGAACCCGTGCGTGTCTAGGGAAATGGACGAAAGAGTTCCTGGTTGGGAAGACTCCGCGGCCAGCACGCCAATGGTTTTTGTCCCTGATTGGGAAACAAACAAGCTCAAGTTATGGCCACCTACGGCGACCGCGATCGATATCAAGATGACCGTTATTCGCACCCCGCTGACCGAAATGCTGGATGACGAAGACGAGCCTGAGATTTCCGGCCGCTACCACCGCGCATTGCTCGACTGGATGAAATTCCTGGCGTACTCGAAGCAGGACTCTGACACGATGGATGCAGCAAAGGCATTGAAGTTCGAGGAGCGCTTCGCTGGCGAGTTTGGCCTTCCACAGTCGGCAAAGGACGAGCAGTGGTGGCGCGAGCAGTATTACGACGTTGGTGCCTACTGATAAGCGATGCACCTGTGAAGCTAATGGTTGAAAGCGGCACGCTGTACCTGAACAACAAACATTTTTGTCTTGTGGGGGCTGGTAATGGACGCAACGGTATTCGACATGGAAGCGGAAAGGTATACACGAAGTATTCGCCCGAGCACGGTCGAGTGCTCGCTTACTCAGATGAGCACGGATGGATTGGAGCTTCTTCGGAGTGCGACATCGTTTTGGGTAGAGTACGCCGTCGCGCAAACGTATTGCCTTGTGTGGCTGAACTTGATCGCCTCGTCTGGCGAATCGAAGAGCATGAGTTTGGAGACGGAGAGGATTGCACGATCACGGTCAACCCATGAATGAATTTCGCAGGCTGCGTATCAAGTGTGCGATGGAGTTGCTTGCTGAGCTGCGGGAGAAGATACACAAGATTCGCGACGATGAAGACCGCGCGATTGCCGGAGGCGTCGGCGGCAGTCAGGACGCATCCGATACACTGAGCGAAGTCGGAAACATCCTGTTGGTGGCCCTTGGTCAGCTTGACCGGGCGAAAAGAGCAAAAAACAAGGAGCTTGCATCATGATCCCCATTCCCGCATTCCTGCGCGCTCTCAAGTCAGGCGAAGAACTGGCAAACTCTGCGACGTGGAAAAATCGCCAGGCGCTTGTAACCGCGATCACGGCGCTGTTGCTGGCAGCAGCCGAAATCGCCCGCGCATGCGGTGTGGACGTGCCGTTCGCCGATGGGCAGATTGCCGCGGTAACAGGCGCTGTCGTCGTGCTGGTGTTCAATGTCTGGGCAACCTTCGCAACTTCGCGCCGCGTCGGCACAAGGCAGCGCACCGGCCTGCAATGGCCGGAAATCGGAAAATGAATGGCCAGGCGCGCCATGCTGAATTGCTGGCTTGTCGCCATGTGGCTGTGGATACAGTTCCGCGGCCATGGGTGGGCCGGCGTGCGCCGCTCGCATGCCTTCAAAGGGCTGATTCCACATTTCGGCTATGCCGAGCGCACGGGATTTCGGCGTTATCGCTCAATCGAGTACATTCCACCCAAAAGCAAGTTGTGGAGCGCTGACGACATGGCCCTGATCTTTTCCGGGCGCTACGTCGTGGTCCACTACAAAGCAATCGCTGTGCATACATGGGTGACCAAGGAGCAGGCGCTCGCAGATTACTACTTCCACGGGGACCCCAATGGTAGAGCATGAAGCACGACACCTTGAGCAAGAGGTGTTCGAGGCGGTTAATACCGGCCGAGACTTCTCCGAGCTGGAAGATCGTCCGCTACTCCTGATCCTGTACCGGCTCGGACACCAAGACAAGGCGCTAAGCGAGATCAAGTCCGATCTGCACTCGGTCACAGAGAAGCTGAATACACACATTGTAGAGGCATCAGAGACCAACGAGTCTATGATTGAGATGGTCACGATCTGGAAGGGCTCGAA